GACTACTCATGGAACTTTAGATACTGAAGCTACTAATGTAGGAACTACAGATATACAAGTTTTAGCAGATTTCGCTGGTGGTAGTGACGATGGTACTACTGGTGCAGCTACTGTAACTGTATTATATATTCAAAATAATAACTTATCTTAATCAATATAGGGCCTGTTAAAGGCCCTATTTATTGTATATAGTTGCGATATCATGTCAAGTTATATAGATCAATTCATTTACGATCCAACCAGAGATACTCAAAAAACATTTGAAGAAGTTCAAGAAGAATTAAAAAGTAATAAAGCTTCTTCACCTGAAGAAGAAAAATTAGATTTAGATATAGACAATGAAGATACTGAAAAAAATGATGAAAAAGTTGATGAAGCTTTAGAAGATGCTCAAAATAAAACTGATGAAGCTGTATCTCAATTAGCTAAATATGCTGATGCTTATAAAAAAATAGCTTCTTCTTCCTCTGCTATAAAACCAATTGCAGGAAAAAATTTAATGGGAACACCTAGTTCAATGGGAGCGTTTGGACCAATGAGTCAAGTACAACAATCTACTAGTCCTTATTTTGCAAGTCAAGGAGTTTTATCAGCTGCCAAAATGAAAGAACTAGATTCAAAAATAGCTACATTAAGAAAAATTTTACAAGGAGGTGTCAATGTCTAATTCAGATATTTTCGCTAAAAGCACTACAACAACAGGAAGTGACGTTACTTTACATGCTGGCCCAATAAGAATAAAAGGATTTATCGTAACTCCTACAGGCACAGCAGGCTCTGTTACTTTTAAAGATGGTAGTGCTACACTATTCGCATTAAGCACTGCAGCGTCTGCAGCATCTGGTCCAGTTCAGATTTCTTTACCATCTGAAGGTATTAAATGTTCAACTAACGCTACTGTAAACTTAACTGCAGGTGTATCAGCGATAACAGTATTTATGGCGTAATGGCTACATCAGGAACAGCAACTTTTAACTTAACGGTTACTGATGCGATTCAAGAAGCAATGGATCGTATCGGAGGTGATCCCGTTTTAGGTTACGATTTACGTTCAGCGAAACGTAGTCTTAATATTATGTTTGCTGATTGGGCAAACCGTGGTGTTAATCAGTGGACACTTGAAAAGAAAACATTAACAGTAACACAAAATACTCCTACTTATAATTTAGACGCCGATACAGTCGATGTCGTAGATATGTATGTAACGAGAAATAACACCGATTTCAGTGTAGAACGTATTAGTTTAACTGACTATAACGCTTATCCTAATAAATTAACGACAGGGAGACCAACTCAATTTTACTTACAAAAAGACAGAGTACCAGAATTATATATCTATCCAGCTCCTGATAATAGTACAGATGTTATTACTTATTGGAAAATAAGAAAAATACAAGATATTACAGGGTGTAGTGTAAACGGAAGTGAGCAAGATCTCGATATTCCTTTTCGATTTTATGAATGTATGGTTGCTGGTTTAGCTTATTATATGGGAATGAAAAGACCTAATGTAGATTTAAATAGATTATCATATTATAAATCAGAATACGAAACTGCATTTACAAGAGCATTAGACGCAGATTTAAATGAAACATTTAGAATAGTACCAGGTTATCGAAGTGGCTTTTAACAAGCGTGGACCTAGTAAAGCACCATCTTTTCCTTTTGCTAAAGGAAAACATGCTAGAGCAATTTCAGATCGTTCAGGTATAGAATATCCTTATTTAGAAATGGTTCGTGAATGGAATGGATTACTAGTTCACACTAGCGAATACGAATCTAAACAACCTCAATTAGATCCAATAGTTTTTAATGATCCAGAAGCGTTAAAAAACGCCAGGCCTCAGGCTCCTCTTTCAGCTACAGGAGGTGTGCCTAATCAATTATCAGTAATATATCCGGGTACTTTTGGAGACACAGGGCAAGAAGTAGGTGTAGCTACCGGAAACCAAATAGGATTGGAGTTAGGAAATGTCTCAGTCGTCATCAGTTAAAGATGCTTACATAATGCTTTGTACACCGTGTTATGGTGGAATGATGCAAGAAGCTTACTTTCACAGTGTAGTAAAGTTATTGCAAGAAGCAAGAGAAAAAGAATACAGAATACATTTAAATACTATGGGAAACGAAAGTTTAATTACAAGAGGAAGAAATACAATGGTATCTCAATTTATGGATAGTGAACACTGCACTCATTTATTATTTATAGATTCTGACATTGCTTTTCACCCCGAACTAGTTACTAAATTATGAGAATATGATAAAGACATAGTAACAGCTGTTTATCCTCGAAAAACTATCGAATGGCAAAACCTAGAATATTACGCTAAGAAAGGCGATCTATCTTCTATGGAGTATAAGTTATTAGGGTATAATTTGAATTTTGCAGATCCTTTAAATATAGAAGTAGATAATGGTTTCGTAGAAGTATTAGATGCAGCCACTGGATTTATGCTAATTAAAAAAGACGTATTTGTAAAAATGAGAGAAGCTTATCCAGAATTAAAATATACTTCTGATCAGATTATTAATAATAAACGATATTCTAGTGATTGGTGTTATTCTTTTTTCGATTGTATGATTGATCCTAAAAGTAATCGATATCTAAGTGAAGATTATACTTTTTGCCGTAGATGGCAACAAATAGGTGGAAAAATATATTCTGAAATAACTAGTCCATTGACTCATTTTGGAGTTTATGGTTTTAGAGGAAATGTATCGCATAAATTTGCAAAAAAAGATAGTATAGACATACCATGACAACAACTTACGCAACTTTAAAAACAGATATTCAAACTTGGATGCAAAATAGTGGCACTGATTTTACTAGTCAATTAGATACATTTATCGATAATACAGAGCAAAGATTATTAAGAGAAATTGATCCTGAAGCGTTTACTTTTAACGCTTTCAGCACATTAAGCACTGGTAATCGCTTTATGAATAACCCTCCTGATTTGTTAATTATAAAAAACCTTTTAATACAAAACCAAAATGATAGAATATTTCTCGAAATGAAAACCAATGAATATTTATATGAATTTTGGCCAGATGCTACATTTACAGGAGTGCCTAAATTTTTTTCAAATTATGATGACGTTACAACACTAATAGCACCTACACCAAATTCAGATTATAGGGTAGAGATGCAATACATTGCACGAATTGAACCACTTTCTACTACAAATACAACCAGTTGGTTAACAGAAAACGCTGATGACGCATTACTATATGGTTGTTTATCTGAAGCTTCTATTTTCACAAAGAATATGGAAGATTATGCGTTATATAATAAAAGATATCAGGAAATCGTAGCTGGATTGAATAATCAATCAAGAAGGCGCAGACGCACTGACTATAAATTCCCTGCTAGCCCTGCTGGCACGGATACCTTGACAGGAAGCCAATAAGGAGGTAAGACATGGCAATAACTCAAGCACTCTGTACTGTATTTAAGCAGGATTTAATGGACGCAGGAAGAGATTTAACTTCAGATACATTAAAGATCGCTTTATTTACTAGTTCAGCAACTTTAGGAGCAGCAACAACTGCTTATTCAACAACTAACGAAGTCAGTGGAACAGGATATACTGCTGGTGGTGAAACACTAACAAACGTAACTGTTGCAACAGACGGAACAACAGCTCATCTAGATTGTGATAACGCAACGTGGACAAGTGCTACAATTACAGCAAGAGGAGCTTTAATATATAACACTAATAATTCTAACTCAGCTATTTGTGTGCTAGATTTCGGAAGTGATAAATCATCTTCAAATGGAACATTCGAAATACAATTCCCAGCACCGGGTGCTAGCACGGGATTAATTAGAATTGCTTAATGGCATTAATAGTAAACGATAGGGTAAAAGAAGAAACTACTACTACTGGTACCGGCACTATCTCACTAGATGGTGCTGATGCCGGATTTGAAACTTTTGTATCTGGTATTGGTGATGGTAATGAAACCTATTACTGTATAGCTGGTGGATCTGAATTCGAAGTTGGAAGAGGAACTGTAACAGATGCTTCACCAGATACTTTATCTAGAACTACTGTTATTTCTTCTAGTAATTCCGATAATAAAGTAGATTTCTCTGCAGGAGCAAAATCAGTTTTTTGTACTTATCCAGCAAGTCAAGCACCTTCACCGAGTATGAGTGCTGCGACTTATATTACTAATCATAGTTCTACTATTTCTGAAAATCAAACGATTGATTCAGGCGTATTAGCAGGACCAGTTTCAATTACAGGGACTATAACAGTCACGGGAAATTTAAGTGTAGTATAGACAAAAATTAAAAATATATATATAATGGGGAACAAATAATATGAGCGAATTAAAAGTAAATAAAGTATCACCTAGTAGTGGAACCGGGGTTCAATTAGGAGATAGTGGAGACACTATTACAATTCCTTCTGGTGCAACGATTACTAATAGTGGAACTGCAACTAATTTTGGAGATTCATTTGGATTATCTAACAATTCAATCGCATTAAAAGATGCAGGTGGTAATCTAGGTGGATTATCAATCGGAACTGCAGGTCAAGTATTAACAGTAAACTCAGGTGCCACAGGATTTGAATTTGCAACACCCGCAAGTGGTGGTGGTAGTGATATAGAAGAAATAGGTTCAGCAACTGTTACTAACCAATCATCTGGTGCTGTAACCGATATTGATATAACTCCTACATATAATGCAAGTACATACTATTTGTACAAGGTTGTTGGTTGGATAGATACTCATGCTGGTGATGGCTTAAGATGTAGACTTCTAGATACTAGTGGAAATGCTGTAACAACTAGTAGCTATAAGGCTATAAGGCACTATGGAAAACAAACTGCAGTATCTGGTGGAGTAGCTACTGGTGGTTCGGCAGCAGGAAGCGGCGGTGATAGTAAGTGGGATCTCACTACATTTGGACAATCAATAAACCAAGGTTATGGTTTAGCAAGCTTTGTTTATTACCACACTCCTCAAGGTTGGGGTAGTGGTTGGAGTAACAATGGTTACAAAAATATATGGGGATGGCATCAAATACAGAAGTCAGGTAACGACTTACCATCACCACAAACATCAAATCTTTTTTTCGATGGTAGTGCAGCCCAACACAACGGACTTAGATTTTCTTTTCTCTTTAATGGATCAGTTAAAGATGCAGTAATTAAATATTATGGGTTTAAGAAGTAAGGAGTAAATATGTCAAGAAAAATATTAGTAAATAATGTTCTAAGAGATCCTACTGATGAGGAAGTAGCTCTGTATGAAGCAGATAAAAAGAAAGCAGAAGAAGAAAAAGCTGCATATGATGCAGCTGTATCTGCAGAAAATTCTGCATTAGCAAGTGGTAATACTAAGTTATTAGACTTAGGTTTGACACAAGCAGAAATCACAGCACTTACAGGCTATACACCACCTTCAGAATAAAAATGCCCTTACTTTCGGATAAATTCAAAGCCACAAAGATCTAAATAAATGATTTGAAAAAGATAGAGGTATAACGTAAATTTAAAAAATGGCGTTTTCTTCAGTATCTTTTTCAGAAGCTCCCTTTTCCTCAGAAGGTGGAGTTAGTATTAATGTACTCATTACGGGATTCGGGGCGACAACCTCTCTTGGAAATGAAACAGTTGTAGCAACTGCTATTGTTGCTGAAACAGGGCAAGAAGCAACTACAAGTTTAGGAAACGAATCTGTATCCACACAACAAATTCTTTCCGTTACAGGACAAGAATTAACAAGTTCTTTAAGTTCTGTTTCTGTAGGAAGTGCATCGTTTTTCTCCGTTACAGGTATTGAAGCAACAGCTACTCTTTCTGATGAAACAGTTGTAGCAGGCGCTATTGTTATTGAAACAGGTTTTGAAGCAACTACTTCTTTAAATTCAGTTACTGTATCTACACAGCAAATTTTTTCAATTACAGGTCTAGAAGCGACCACTGCATTATCAGAAGAAACAATAGCTGGAAATGTTATAGTTTCTGTAACAGGGCAAGAATTAACAAGTTCTTTAAGCTCTGTCTCTATAAGTTCTGAGAATTTTATTCCTGTAACAGGTCAAGAATTAACAAGCACTCTTTCTGAAGAAATAGTGGTAGGAAGTGCACTTATCCCAGGGGTAGGAGCAACAACCGCTGTTTCATTAGGAGATGAAGCAGTCGTTGCTGGTGCTAACGTAATTACTACAGGTGTTGAAGCAACAACCGCTCTTGGAAATGAAGCAGTAGTAGGAACTGTTGTTATTACTGAAGAAGGTATTGAAGCGACAGGAAGTGTTTCTAGTGTTGCGATTTCAATAAGTAAAGTAGTTAGCGTTACAGGTGTTGAAGTAACAACCGCTCTCTCTGATGAAACAGTAGTAGGAACTGCTGTTGTTATTGAAACAGGAGAAGAAGCAACAACCGCTCTTGGAAATGAAGTAGTATCAGGAGGCGCCGTTACTCCTATTAACGGTCAAGAATTAACTTCTTCTTTAGGAAACGAAACTATAAGTGCTTCAGCTTTAGTTGTTCCTAAAGGAATAACTCAAACATTTACCGTAACTGTTGTATCTACTGGATCAGGTAATAAATATGTTATTGATGGAGTACAACAACCTACTCTTGAATTAAAAGAAGGCAACACTTACATATTTAATTGGTCAGCCTTATCAGCACAAGGCCACCCGGTACGATTTAGCACAACTTCTGATGGAACACATGGTGGTGGAAGTGAATATACTACAGGAGTAGTAAAAGACGATAGTAATTATAAAACAACTATAACAGTTGCTGATTCTGCTCCTACTTTATATTATTACTGTCAATATCACTCTGCTATGGGAGGTCAAGCTAATACTCCTACTAACAATGATTACCAAGGTCAATCTGCTACTACAAGTTTAGGAAATATCTCAATATCAATTTCATCTAACATTTTTGCAGCAAGTCAACAATTACAAACAAGCTTAGAAAACGTATCTGTATCTACACAACAAATTCTTCCAATTTCTGGATTTTCTGCTAATATAACTTTAGGTTCACAAAACTTGTGGCAACCTATAGAAGGTGGTAACAATACGTGGACAAATATAGCGGCATAAAATGGCATCAACTTATTCAAATCGATTAAAACTAGAACTCATGGAAGCCGGAGCAAACACCGGTACATGGGGAAATAATACTAATGATAATTTACAAGTCGTAGATGCAGCTATTGGTGGATATTTATCTAAATCAGTTGCAGGAAATTCTAACGTTACCTTAAGTCAAGCGAATAGAGACCCTGACGTAGAAACTACTAATGAAGCCGCTAATAAAGTAATCGAATTTACAGGAACACTATCTGGTAATATTTATGTATTTCTTCCTGCTGTAGAAAAAGAATATATTTTTTATAACAATACATCAGGTTCATATACGCTTACAGTTGCTCCTACAGGTCATGCTGCAAATGGAGTTGTAGTAACTCAAAGTTCACATACTGTTATGTACAATAAAAACGGTACAGAAATGGTAGATCTTTTTGCTAATTCTTTAGGAACATTAAGTGCAAACACTATTAGTGCAAGCTCTCTTAATGCAACTACAATTACAGGAAACGGAGCAGGATTAACAGGAATTGATGCTTTCCCTCAAGGCACGTCAATGTTATTTCAACAAACTGCTGCACCTACTGGTTGGACTAAGCAAACTACACACGATAATAAAGCTTTACGAATTGTATCAGGTTCCGTAAGTTCAGGCGGTTCAAATACTTTTGCTGCAGCATTTAACACTAATAACACTGTTAGTGGAACTACGGCCGGAGCTGGCGTTACTATTACAGGAAGCACAGGATCAACTGCATTAACAGTATCTCAAATACCTGCGCATGGTCACCGAATTTTTGACACAACTATTAGAGATACATCACTATCAGGTGAAAACTACGGCACTCATAAATCAGTTGGTATTATAAATTCGTCTGGTTCCTATTTACTTAATAGTGAAGGCACAAGTCCAACAACACCGATTATTGAACAAACAGGTGGAGGATCTGGACACACGCACGATGCTGGTACTTTATCAGGTAGTTCTCATACACATACTTTTTCTAGTAATTTAAATTTAGATGTTCAATATGTTGATTTTATTATCGCTAATAAAGATTAGTTTTGAAAATAGAAATTAAAGATAATTGTCCTTTAAACGGCTTTAAACCTTGTAAAAAATTTGATTGTGGTTGGTTTATTCAAATACGAGGTAAACATCCACAGACAGGAGAAGAATTAGACGAATATGGTTGCGCAATGGCGATGATGCCTATGCTCATGATTGAAAATTCAAGACAAACAAATCAAGCGGGTGCTGCCATAGAAAGCTTTAGAAATGAAATGGTTAAAGCTAATATGATAACAGCATCAAAATTATTGAAGAAAGATGTTTAATAAAGTTGTATTTAAATCTGGTATTGACAAAGAAAGTACAGAATATGGCGCTGAAGGAACTTGGGTTGATTGCGATAAAGTAAGATTTAGATTTGGACTCCCTCAAAAGATGGGAGGTTGGCTTAAAACAGCAGGAACAGCAATGCTTGGAGCTGTTCGAGGAATAAAAGCTTGGTTTGATTTAGACGGAAGTAGATATATCGGACTTGGCACTAATAAAAAAGTTTATATATTCAATGGTGGAAACTTATATAATGTTACTCCTATCCGTCAATCTAACACTTCTTTAACTAGTTTATTTTCATCTACAAACAATAGTTCAAACGTTACTGTTAATATTAACAGTCATGGTGCAGGAGTAGGAGATTTTGTTTCTTTCAATACTATATCAGCGTTAACAGGAAGCACTTCTTATACTCCTTCTGATTTTACAACAGGAGAATTTGAAGTTCAAGGTGTTGCTAACGGAGATGCTTTTTTTATTGAAATGCCATCTGCAGAATCTGGCACGGGTATTACAACAACAGGAAGTGGAAACGCTGTATTTGAAGAAAATATAGAACCAGATGTTCAAACGATAGGATATGGTTGGGGTACATCTACTTGGGGATCGGAAGCATGGGGAACTGCTCGTTCAGTTTCTAATGTTACGCTTGATATGGGAATGTGGAGTTTTGATAACGCTGGTGAAGATTTATTTGCTTGGAAAAAGAACGGTGGAACTTATCTATGGGATACTTCTGCAGGATTAGCTAATAATCGCATGGCTCAAGTTAGTAATGCTCCTACAGCTTCAATTACAGGGTTAGTTTCTACTCCTGATCGACATTTAATTTGCTTTGGAACAGAAATTACAATAGGTACCCCTAATACACAAGACACAATGCTTATTCGTTGGTCAGATCAAGAAAATTTTACACAATGGGCTCCTACAGCAACTAATACTGCAGGTTCTCAAAGATTAGGTGAAGGTAGTAAAATCATATCAGCAAAGAAAACAAGAAATGAAATCTTAGTATGGACTGATTTAGGACTTCACAGTATGCAGTTTATTGGCCCTCCTTTTACTTTTGGCTTTCGATTATTAGGAACAGATTGTGGAGCAGTAGGTTTAAACTCAACTGTTGTAGTAAATGATACAGCGTATTGGATGTCAGAGGGAAGATTTATGGTATATAGAGGTTCTATTCAAGAACTTCCTTGTAGTGTTAAATCATATGTATTTAACGATATTAATACTACTCAAAATCCTCAAGTTTACGCTGGTGAAAATAATGAATTTAATGAAGTTGTTTGGTATTATTGTTCAGCTAATTCAAGTCAAATAGATCGATATGTAATCTATAACTATCAAGAAAATATATGGTATGTTGGAAATTTAAGTCGTAGCACTTGGGTAGATCAAGGTGTATTCAGCGTTCCTCAAGCTACGGAATACGATGCTAATTCAACTGCAGCACCTGCTTCAGTCGTAAATGGGGCTTCTGCAGGTCGTAGTTTTATTTACGAACATGAAACAGGAACCACTGATAATGGTAATATAATGAATAGTTTTATTACTAGTGGAGATGTAGATATAGCAGACGGAGATCAATTCATGTTTATTCGAGGATATATTCCTGACTTTAAAAACTTACAAGGAACTGTAAAGATGAATTTATTATCAAGAGAATTCCCTTCCGATACTCAAACACAATCAGGGGAAATAGAAATTACTTCAGGTACTAGACAAGTTAATACTCGATCAAGAGGTAGACAAATAGCAGTAAAGATATCTAATGATTCAAGTGTAAATGATCAATGGAGATTCGGAACTTTACGAGTTAATGCTCGACCTGATGGTAGAAGATAATGACTTTTAAAAGACCTCCTACAATTCCTTTAAGTAGAACTAAAGATGATATAAATGAAATTTATAATAGAGCAGTTACTGATTTAGAGCAATATTTATTAGAGATAACTCAACCTGCTGATACTGGTTTTACTACAAGTAATGTTACTACAACTAAAGACTTAGATGTATCTACTGCTAATTTAACAAACGTAGCTAATATATTAGGAACCCTTATAAATTCTTTAAAATCGAAAGGATTACTTGATTAATTATCGCAGAGCGACTTTAGACGATGTACGATCAATTAGAAATCTACTTCTCGATTGGTTAAAAGAATCGCCTTTAAACTTAGGAAAACCTAATACAGGAAAGGGAGATGCGTATATTTACGATGTTATTTATAATCATTTTGTTATAGTTGCTGAAAAAGAGGGAAAAATAATAGGAACGATATCTCTAGTTTTAGGAGATATGTGGTACACTGATAAAAAGTTCTATCGAGTGAATTGGCTCTATGTAGATAGTAAAAAAAGAAATAGTAGAATAGCAAAAAAATTGCTAGAATATGTTAAAGAATACGCTAAAATAACAAAGATGCCTTTGATATTAGAAATGACTCAAGGTCACGATATTGATAGAAAACATCAATGGTTAATGAGACAGAATTTTGAGTATCTTGGTGGAACGTATGGAGATAATTTATAATGGGAAGTTTATTTGAACCAACAACTAAAGTAGTAAATACACCAAGTCAGGGTCAAGTTACATATGGAATTCCACAGTATTTTAAAGATTTACAGGAATCTGTACTTCAAAGAGCGAATGCTGCAAGTCAACAACCTTTTCAAGCTTATCAAGGAGATCGTATTGCAGATTTAACAGCTTTGCAAAATGCTGCAGTAACTCAAGCACAAACAAATTTAGGTCAGTTCGGAGCATCAGGAGTTATACCTGAAGCACAACAAAGAGTATCTGCTGCCGCTAATATTGCAGCTACACAATTTACTCCAGAATTAGCACAGCAGTATATGAATCCTTTTACTGAACAGGTCACTAATGCCGCTATAAGAAATTTACAAGAACAATCTGCTTTAGCTTCACAAGGACAACGAGCACAAGCGGTACAACGAGGTGCTTTTGGTGGAGCAAGACAGGGAGTACAAGAAGCAGTGCTTCAAGCTGAAACTGCAAAAAAAGCAGGTGATATTACAGCTCAGTTACAAACACAAGCATTTCAAAATGCAGCTCAACGATTTGCAGCTGATCGTGCTGCCGCTGCAACTGGTCAGATGCAAGCTGCACAAGCAATTCCTGCGTTACAACAACAGTTAGGTCAAGTAGGACTTCAAGAAGCTGCCGCTGCAACTCAGTTCGGTGGTTTACAGCAAGCAGTAGAACAACAACGATTACTAGAAGATTATCGTGACTTTGTAGAAGAGCAAGGTTTTCAAAGAGGTCAACTTGGATTTTTATCGAGTCTTCTTACAGGTGCTCCAATTCGTTCTTACGGTGAAGAGCGTTCTGGTACAGTAGGTCAAGTAATCGGTGGAACTTCACCATTTGGTCAAATTGCAGGGGCCGTTGGTGCTGCATATGGAGCAGGAATGTTTAGTGATAGAAGATTAAAAGAGGACATCGAGTTAGTTGGTAAATCGCCATCAGGAATAAATATCTATGAATTTAGTTATATTGATAGTCCTGATAGATATCAAGGTGTAATGGCTCACGAAGTACCGGAAGCTTCATTTGAAGTTGGAGGATATTTGGCTGTAGATTACGATAAAGTAGATGTAGACTTTAAAAAGCTGAGTTAACATGGCAGCTTTAAATGTAAAAGAAGATTTTAATATTCTTCAAGGTTTCTTTAAAGACGATAATCAAGAAGGCATAGATCGTATTTATGATAAATACGGTGGAAAAGAAAGATTTGAACAAGCGATTGTAAATTACGATACAGCAAATGAAGCACCGCCGGGAACGGAAGAAACAATATCTACTGAGGAAGTTCTTGCTATAATGGATAAACAAGAAGATATATCTACTAGCCAAGCTGGTGGTCAAACTATATTTCAAGATTTAGAAAGATTTAAAGACGCTGAAAAACAATTTCAAGACTATGAAGAAAAACTAGCAGTTGCTGATAATATTGTTAATATTGCTGGATTAACTGAAGATCAAGGAGATGCTTTAAAGAAAAGTTTAGGTCTTAATACTAAAGGTATTATGGGAACTTTAAAAGAAGTTGCTTCTGGATTTGGTGAATTATTTACTGGTCGAACTAACGTAGATTTAGAAGATCTTCAAGCTGCCGGCAAAGTTGCGAGTGCTCTTCCTATAACTGGTAATCAAGCTGGCACTTTATATCAAACAGCATTTTCTGAAGATACGGGACGAGATGTTTTTACAGAAAGATTAACTGATCCTAGAACTCAATTCTTTTTACGATTAGCGAAAGAATCAGGAACACCTTCTTTTGCTTCTCCATTTGCACGTGTTGCTAATGCCGCACTTCAAACAGGTGAAGCTGAACAACAAAAATTATTAAACTTATTACGATATGGAAAGAAAGGTAAAACTGACGGTCCTGAGTATAAAACGACGCAAATAAGATACACGATTGAAGAAAATGATCCATACTTTTCTGACTTAGGCTTTGCTTCAGGAACTGCTGGATATGCAACAGTTCAATTAAAAGACGGAAAGATTGATAAATATTTAGATTTTGCTTTATCTACTCAAAAAGTTCCAGAAACTGCAGAGTCATTTGATCCAACTAAATGGACACTGGTACAAGATCTAGATAAAGCAATTGCTGCAACTGATATAAATAAACTAGTTCAACAAAGAGGAGGGCTAGAAGAAAACGTAAGATTAGCTTCCCAAATTGAAATGGGACCGAAAGGTATTTTAAACGCTGATAAATTTATACAACCAATTGTAGAATTTGTTAGTGCAAAAAGTCCTAGAGTTGCAGAAGCTATTGCAGATATTTCAGGACGAGATGTAAAAGATTTTTCTATTTTTAAAGACATGGAAGCTAATGTATTTGATTTATTATTAGACGATCTTAAAAATTTATATCCAGTATCTGATAACGATATGAACGTTATTAAAGCTTCTAAACCTCTTGGCGCATATGGATTTGCTCTTCGTTCATCTCAATTACTAGCTTTTAAAGATTATGAATTAGTTTACGGTTCAGCTATGAGAGAGTTTACAGATAAAAACTTTAGACAAAATAATCAACCAACTAGTTACTCTCAAAAAGGAATTGAATATAACGGTAAGACTTACTATAACGCTAAAACTTATGCAGATGCGAAATTAAATGACTATGTAAATAAAGTTTTTGAAGCAACAGGTGTTACTGACAATGAAATGAAAAAATGGGGATTTGAGAAAAAATCAGATGGTTATAACATACTAACTAAATTAATCGTAGCTAATGGATTAGACGTTGCGAAACAGTTTAAACAAGACCCAAGTAAAGTATTTTTATCTAAAACAGACGCTTCTAAAAATCTTATAGAAAGTATGAATTTACCAGCCAATCCAGATGATATAAACAGTACTCAAGCATTAAGTTTAGCTGAAGGAGAAAAAAAACGTAGAAATATTGTTTCAAGTGGGTTAGATGAAAGTAGTGCTGATTATAGAGATTGGATAGAAAAATATCCAGGACTTGATATGAACGTTCCAATATTAGAACAGCTATATCCTAATTTTTAAACATGTCAGAAATTTTAAATAAAATTAAAACTGCAAGTGATTCTGAACTAGATGATTTAATAAATAGTCTTTCTTCCGAAATAAAAGAATCAAAAGAATTAGATACTCTTGGATATAATTTTGAACTTATGCAAAAAGGAGTAGAAAACTATAATAGAGAATTAGAGGAGTATATGGCACTAGCTGAGGCTGATAGTCAAATTAAGTATGGTTTACCTTTTGGAACTCCGGATTATGGTCAAGCGGGTCTTTCTGAAGATCAAAAATTTGATCTCATGCAAGACTTTAGACCTTCTAAAACAACTTCTCTTCAGTTACTAGGATTAAACTCAAATGAAGTTGATGGACTAGCAAATCAAGCATATAATTTAATGTATGGTGCTGCTAGTAACATGGATCCAAATATGACGAAAGATTACGTTCAAAGTGTTATTCAAACATTTAATCCAAATTCAACAATTGAAATGGCGTATGCTAATGAACTACCGCCAGAAGCTATTGCTGATATTAATAGAATACAAGAACTTCAAGGCTCTGGTTTTAATGTAAATGTAGATGACGATCTTTTACTGTATAGAAAAGACGGAAGTAATTGGTCAGTTGTAAATGAACCTGGTTTTTCTAAAGGTGATTTAGGATATTTTGGAAAAGACATAGTAGGAGTATTAGTTGAAATTCCTGCTTATGCATCTGGAGGCCCTGCTGGTGCCGGTGCTGTAGCGGCAGTAGTAGAATCAACCGCTCAAACTCTTGCTTATGTAGCTAATCAAAATATGAGAGGAGAAGATGTAACTTTTGATGGTTTTCAAGAAGTATTTTTAAATTCTCTTCCTGACGCTGTAATAGCTGGTGCTTCAACAGCAATTTTAACTAGATTAAGTGACGCTGTATTTAGATACGTTATGGCAGGTTTTGGTAGAAAACAATTTGCTTTATCTTCTAAAGAAATTGCGGAAGGTGAAAAAGCTATTTCCGCAAATCAAGGTAACATTGATAAACTAAATGAAATAAATCAACAGATTCAAAAAGTTACAGGTGATCCCGATAAAAAAATAGTTCTTAGTACAGGAGAAGCTACGGGTGATTTTAATGTTATAAGAAGAGAAAATACTGTTGAAGAAATAACTGAATTAGCACCTAAATATAATCAAGCTTATAAAAATAAAATAGATAAATCTCAAGATGCGGTAGAATCATATTCTAAAGACTTACTAGAAACTGATTCGGCTTCTAGAACTTCTGTTGTAAGTGAATTAGGAAAAGATATACAAGAAGGAGTATCAGGAGGAGTTGAAAAAGAAGCACAAAAAATACTTGATTCCTATACTTTAGATTTTGCAAATGTTACTAAAATCTATGATTTAGTAAATAAAACAACGGATCAAGGAGCTGATTTATTAGATGATTTCGGATTTATTCAAAAAGTATTTCAAGATCAAAATAAAATAATTCAAGGTGAATTAAAAACAATAGAAGATTCCGTTACTAATATATTAAATAAATACGGACCTGATGTAACCGATAACTTAGTTAAGTTGTCTACTTTTCAAAAAACTTTAAAACAAATTGATGCTAATCGTTCTTTTTTAAATAAGTTAGAACCAGGTACGAGTGAGCATACTTTATTTAAAAACTTTTTAGAATTTACTAAAGACGGAAGAAAAGTAAAAAATTTAACTCTTCAAGAAACCCAACAATTAATTCAATATATAGATGCTTTATCTGGAGATGCTTTTTCTTCAGCGTTAAAAGGTGTTCCCGATGCTAAAAAAGGAGAATTTAAACAATTACTTTTCGCTTTAAGAACTGATTTAAAACGATCTTTAAAAAAGAATTTAAAAGGCGATGCTGACGCTATCTTTGATGCATATGAAAATATGAAAAATATTCGTAGAGATTTTGATAATAATGTAGTAAATCAGTTATTTCAAAAATCTAATTCTGGTAAACTTAAATTATCAGACGGAAGCATAATTAATCATGTATTAAATGATGCTCGTTTTTCTAGTGAAATGGCAAGTATCTTAAATCAAGGTCCTAACTTCGCTAAAAAGGCAGCTTTTGAACAGTCGATTATCGATGACTATTATAAAAATGTTTTAAACGATATGACTTTATCGCCAAAAGAATTAGCTAAGAAAGCAGAAACTTGGTTAAATAATAATAAGTATGTTGATAATTTCTTTACTGGTGAAAATAGAATTATTTTAAAAAGAATGAAAAGTCCTATTGAGTTTAAAAGATTAAATGATTTAGCACAAAAGAAAAGTGATAATGCATTAAGAGCAGTTAAAACTGAGTTTGATGGAATACTAGGGTTAGATCCAGCTAACTATTTAGATTTCTTTTCAAAAAATCCTACTTCTTTCAATAGAGTTATCACTTTAATTAAGTCAAGTGACCCTGTTTTAGGAAAAAGCATTGAAAAACAAACTAAAGAATTTTTCTTAAAAGATTTTTTTGAATCAACTTCATTTTACGATCCTAAAGCTGGCATGCGCACTTTTAATGGTGAAAAATTACTTGAATTTTTAAAAGTAAACAATAATAAAGAAATGCTTAAAAATATATTCGGTAAAGAAAAAGGAGATGAGTTTATTAAAATATTCTATGATATCGGAGATGTTTACAACAATTTTCAAAAAAAACTTTCTGTTAAAGAACAAGAACCCCAAATTATAAGAGCTGCACTAGATGTACTTTTTGGTCCTTTGAATAGAAAAAGAACTATGCTTAGAGGTATAAAAAAGGCAGCTAAATTATTAGGATCAGAAGAATATTTAGATACAATGCTTGATGTTGACTTGTATCAAAAACTATTAAAAGAACAAGAATTTTTAAATCCAAAAGCTACAGTTTTTGCAGCTAAAGCAATAGAAACAGAAGCTGGTCCTCCTGATGAAGAATCTAACGTACAAAAATTACAAAATATTGTAAAAGAATCAGGGGCAAATCTTTATGAAAAAGGAACTAATCTTCTTAAGTAAAGTTGTTAAAGGAACATCAGCAGAATATGCAGGCATTTCTTGGTTATTAAAACAAGGCTATCATGTATTTAAAAATGTACATGTTACTGGTTTTATAGACGTAGTTATATTTAATGGTAAACAATTAATAGGCATAGATATTAAAAGTGAAACATTTAGAAAGAAGAACGGACAAAAAATCTATAGAAAACCTACTAGTAAACAAGATGAATATGGTGTAAAATTGTTATTTGTAAAAAAAGACGGAGAGTGTTATTTTGGAAACGATTAAAGAACGTATAATTAAACACGAAGGCAAAAT